TAGTGGATCTGGAACTCATTTAAAAATGATGAAGGCTCTTGGATATGGCATTCCAATAGTGACATCAACTATAGGGGCAAGGGGATTCTCTAGTCAAGAAGTGGAAGAGTCAATGCTTATTGCAGATAGCGAGGATGATTTTTATGCAAAAATTAAAATCCTTAAAAATGAAAGAACATATAAAGATTTATGTGATAATTCATATAAGCACTCACAAACCTATAACTGGGATAAAATTAAAAAAGACTATTCAGACTTTATTGATAACTGCATAGGTAAATATGTTAAAAATAAAATAGCAAAAGTTGAACTAAAAAAAGTAAAAGAAAAAATCTTAATATGCTCTATTGTTAGGAATGATGAAGATTTTTATGTTAATTACTACAATAGGCTTAGGGCAATGGTTGATTTTTTCCCAGAATATGAATTCTATTTGTCGTTATACGAAAATGATTCAACAGACTCAACCAAGAGTTTAATCTTTAAACAAGATTATTCTATGTTTGCTGGTGTATCTATTGTTTCAGAAAAAATTAATACACGGTTTTATGGTTCAACAAAAGATGAAGATAGAGTAAAGAATTTATCGGTAGCAAGAAATAAGGCCCTTACTGCTAACAACTTCTTAGAAAATGTTGACTATGTCTTGATAATAGATATTGACGTTGAATTTAAAATGCCTGCAGTGGAAAAAGTTTTAAATTTTAAAAAACTAGAGCCAGACTTTGATATTGTTGCTTCTGCCACTTTAAGAAAAAGATCCCTTTATGATCACTGGGCAACAAGAGAGCAGGCTGAGTATGATCGTGCAATTGGAGAAAATTTTGAAATATACAGGAAATTACCCTATAAAAAATACTACTCTGTCTCTAGTGGATTTTGCCTATATAAGGCCGAAGCCTTTAGGGCTGGGGTAAGGTGGGGGTATATTAATACAGTTACTGGCAATCCAGATTGCGAAATGGTAGTTGTTTGCCAAGAATTTAGCAAAATGGGATATAATAATATCTATATGATGCATCAAGCAGAAATGCAACATAATCATAAATAAGGAGAAGCATGCGTCTTAAAATAATTAAACTTGTTGTTAAACTACTGGGATACGAGTGGTCTGGAGACAACCTAAAATTACCAATTTGGTATGTAAAAGAAAAAAAGAAGTCTGAATAATGTACGAGTATAGAATTAAAAAAGTCACAAATGTTGTTGATGGAGACACGATAGACGTAGAAATAGATCTTGGGTTTAGTGTTTCATATGCACAAAGATTAAGACTTGCTGGTATTGATACCCCAGAATCCAGAACAACAGATAAAGCAGAAAAGGCTTTGGGGCTTGAGGCAAAAGAATACTTAAAGTCTAAAATTAAAGATGCTAAGAATATTGTTGTAAAAACAGAAAAGCCAGACAGTTCCGAAAAATATGGAAGAATCTTAGGATGGATATATGTTGATGGATCAAATAAATCTATCAATGAACAGATGATCGAAGATGGACATGCTTGGGGCTATATGGGTGAAACAAAAATCAAAGATTTTGAGGCCTTGGCAAAAGCAAGACAAAAATCTAAAAAATAAAACTTGCATAATTTCTTTACATGTTGTATAATTAAATACAAAATAGAAAGAGGTTCAAATGAAAAGTCCAATACCTGGAATTGCAATTTACAGCAATGTAATTAGCAAAGATTTAGATGTTATTAATAGGCTAAGTACCATTCTTGGCAATAGCCAAACCTATAAATGGTCTGAGTCAACTGTAGGATATTCTGAAAAGATGCCTGACTTTAGAGACTGCTTTGATTTCAAGTTTAGGAAATCAACGCTTGAAAAAGATACAGGGAAAGAATCTTTAGAATTACAAAAAATTTGGCAAGAAATTTATGATAGACAAAGTATTGCAGTTAATGAATATTGCACTACATTTTCTGTTGGAGAATTAAAATATTGGGAAGCATTTAACTTTCTTAAATATGAAAAAGGTCAGCACTTCCAGTATCACCACGACCACTCTGAAAACTATAATTGTACAATATCATTAGTTCAATATTTAAATGATGATTACGAAGGCGGAGAGTTAAGTTTTGGTGGATGGAATTATACATACAAGCCAGTTGCTGGAGATCTTGTGATATTTCCATCTAATTATATGTACACTCATAGGGCAATGCCAGTAACAAGCGGTACTAAATATGCACTTGCCACAATGCTAGATTATAGTGATAAGTATCACTCTCCAGAAATACATCAAAATAAACAATACTAATATCAAATATGATATAATTAATATGTATCTGCCAAATGGGGGTACATTAACTTATTCGCTTGAAGGAGGAATAAAATGGTAACACAATTCGCAATGGATCTATTCAATGATCCTTTTTTTATTGGCTTTAACAGAGAGTTAGGCCGTTTAAATACAGCACATAAGACAAACTCACAATCATATCCACCATATGATCTTCTTAAGTTAGACGAAGATACATATAGGCTATCTATTGCAATCGCAGGATTCTCAAAAGAAAACATTGATGTATCAGTAGATAATGGAACACTCATCATTAAGGGTGAAATTATTGAGGTAACCGATGCTGAAGTTGTTCATAAGGGCATTGCAGGTCGCAAATTTACACGATCATTTGCTCTCGGTGAATACATGGAAGTTACTGGTGCTGATCTAAAGGATGGTATGCTAAATATTAGTATTGACCGCATAGTTCCTGAAGAAAAAAAGCCAAAAACAATTAAAATAAAATAAATCTAAGACACCTGAGCATGTGTATAAAAGGCTCACCTTCTGATATAATTAATATTCGGATATGGAGAACATAATGAATTATCAAATCATGGCCCCTGGGTTAGTGTATTATAAGAATGCAATTACAAATCCAGAGGCAACAATTAAAACTATTGAACTAATACAGAATCGTCTTCAATCTGGCATTGAATCAAAAGCAGAGGCCTGGGAAGAGTGGAATGGTGCGGATCCAACTCTTGAAAGGTTTTGTTTAAAGTCTTGGATAACAAACCCAAGAGATATGGAAAAGAATGACCCCTTGTATGAAGAGGTGTCGGTAATATATAAAAATGTTTCCGAGGGTATTGATAAAGTTTTTGATCATTATGCAAATACTGTATATCCGTCTGCTGGAAAAACTGTAAAATCAACAGAAGGAAGACTCAGCATATTAAAATATTCTAACTCTGGTTATTTGCCTCCTCACCAGGATCAAGGGGTTAGTAGTAGATTAATCTCTACTGTTGGATATTTAAATGATAATTATGAAGGTGGAGAAATTTATTTTCCGTACCTTGATATAAAAATTAAACCAGAAGCAGGAAGTGTAGTATTTTTCCCATCAAACTATATATATGTTCACGAAGTTATGCCAATTTCTAATGGAATTAGATATGCTATTCCACAGTGGTATCATTCATTGACTACCCAAAGAGACTCGACTGGAGAAGAATAATGGCAATTTATGAATATGACTGTATGCCTTGTGCTAAAAGATTTATAAAAGAAAGATCAATAAGTGATGAAGATCCAGGATATGTCTGTGATTCTTGTAATAAAAAATTAATCAGAGTTTATTCACAAATTGGGACAATTTTTAATGGTTCTGGGTTTTATAGCACAGACAACAGAAAAAAATGAAAAGCATTCCAAAAGATCAAAAATGTCAAGCATTTGATCCAATGTTGATTTTTCCAGAAAAAACATATAAAATAATTAAAAATCCTATGAATGCAAATACATCATGTTTTGCACCAGCAAGTGTTTTTATGGACGGAATTCATGGAACTAGATATTTATGTGACTATCACTATCAGTTTGAAAAAGACATAACAATGAACAGAACCCCAGACTTATGGCCAGTTATTGCTAATAAGGTTATCGATGAAAGAGATCAAATTAAAGAAACCTTTGATAAAAACACTAAAACAAATGAAACATCTGATAGTTATTGTTGGTGCAAAAAACAAGCATTTGTAAAAATAATTAGTAAAGAAGAGATTGGCGGTGTTTCATTTTTTTGTAATTTTCATTTTAGAAAATTCTACTATAGAAACTATAGCAATTATGTAATTTTTGAAGATATATATCAAATAATAGATGAAAGATATAAAATGACTATTTCTGTCGTTGAAGAAGCAGAGCAATCAGACTTGGTAATATAGTATTGACAATCTACGAAAATCAAGGTATAATTAATATATGATTACACAAGAAAAATCTCGTACACTAACTGCTCTTGACCGTTGCGATAGATGCTCAGCAAGAGCCTACGTCTTGGTAGAGGGTGGCGTAGGAGAACTATTGTTTTGTTCGCACCATTATAATAAAATTGTAGACAATGCTGTTGGATATGACAACTTAATGAAATTTATGAAAAGCATAGTTGACAATCGTGACATTCTAGAAAAACCATAGGGAGAAAAATGGAAAGCAAAAAAAGAAGTATGTATAAATCAATTACTTGGCCAGTAGTACACATCCTATTTGTTGGCACGATGGTGTATTTTTTTGAAAAAATTATAACTGGAGAAGCCCACTGGGAGTATGCTGGAGCATTTGCAATTGTGTACACTGCATGCGAAATGGTGGGATACTTTTTACATGAAAGAGTTTGGAATAAACTTGGCAAAAATATTAAATAATAAAACAAAAGAGTCAACTCCGTGAGCAAAGATGACAATATAGATCGGATGGTTGACGATTTAATTTTGGCGGGTGCCATTGAGGTTGACGGAATAGATCCAACGACTGGTGAATTCTTGTATAAGGTGACAGATAAGATGGAATTAGTAAATAAGGACTTATATGACGCACATCTAGGTGCAATATATGCAGACACAATGTATTTTTGGGAACGTGGCTTTCTAGAAATAGACGACATTACAAGCAAAAATCCAATAATTGCTTTATCTTCCAAATGTTTTGACTTAAAAGCCATTAGCGATTTGCCTTATGACAGGATACCCATCTTAATGAGCATCATAAAGGCTATGGATCCTAATTAAGGGATATAATAGCATGCATAAATTTATCGAAAACATTTTTTCAAAAATAGAAATTGATTATTTAAAGGATATCATTAAAGAAAAAGAAAGCCTAAAACTTTATACTCTTCGTCCAGACACTGGAAGAATTACCATGCCATTGCCACATTTAAAGTCAGAAATAATTGACAAAGTGGAAGAAATTATTAAAAATAGTTATGGTAAAAATTATAAAGTTAAAGATGTTGGATTTAATAGATACAAATTAGAGTATGGCAATCCAAAGTTAAAACCACACGTCGACGACGGAAACTGTGAAATTGTATTTGATTATCAATTTGAGACAAATAAAAAATGGGATGTTGTTGTTAACGGAAACTCTATTGGCTTAAATGATAATGATGCTGTTATTTTTGAAGGAGAAAAAGACGCTCACTGGAGAAAGCAAACGAGGTTTAGCCCAAACGAGTATGTTTCTATGATTAATTTTAACGCTGTTAGTAGCAACCACTGGAGCAATTTTACAGAAGTGGACCCCATTGGGCCAACAGAAAGAGACTCTATCCAAAAAAATGTCTTTAAAGAATGGAAAAATGAGTATCTTTCTGATTTTTATAAACCTCAACTTTAAATGAGTGATATACTGTAATCATGACAAACCTTAAAGAAGGCGATTTTGTTATGGGCTCAACATCTGAAGGAGTTGTTCATGGTGTAATAGAGCACATTATGAATGAAGGTGGGACATACGGAACTCCTGGAACAGAATACGCAATTGAATCTATGCCCCCAGAAAATCCAGCAATGGCTGTTAGAATTTATAAAGAAGAGAACGGTACGTGGAAACCAACAGCGTATAGCATTGGAATGATGTATAAAGATGCTGAAAAAGCAGATATAAATAATCACTCAATGAGTAGCAACTCAGAAAATTCAATGATGCCAACAGATACATATCAAGATAAATCCTATGACGGTTGTGGATGCGAAACATGCAAGGAACTAAATGTAAACTGTGAAAATTGTCCAGTTTGTCAAGCAAATGAAATGAAAAGTGATTGTTGTCCAGATTTAAATAAGCAAGCGCCATGTTGGGATGGATATGTACAACGTGGAATGAAGCCAGGGACAAATGGAAAAATGGTTCCTAACTGTGTTCCTGCTGCAAAAGCAGATGATCTTTGGGAAGATGATGACACTGTTGTATATGAAACAGATGATATTTCAAAAGCAGAAGGATATTCTCCTCCAGCAGGTGCAAGAGCAGCAGCACGTAAAGCAATTAAATTTAAAGAACAGGGTAAGGCAAAGGGTGCTGGCACATCAGTAGGTTGGACTCGTGCAGGACAACTAGCAAGAGGAGAAACAATCTCTCTCAGTACTGTTAAAAGAATGTATTCTTATTTTTCTCGTCATGAAGTAGATAAAAAAGGTAAAGATTGGGCCAATCAAGCCAACCCATCTAATGGCTATATTATGTGGCTAGCATGGGGTGGAGACGCAGGATTTTCTTGGTCACGAAAAATTGTTAATGCAGAAAAAGACAAAGCATTGTTTGCAGATTTTGGTAAAAAATATAATAAATCACATCGACTAAACGATATATTTAGATAGGTTTTTATGGATAACATATATCAATATGCCGCTTTGGCCTTGACAATATGGCTATTAGCCTCTATAATATATATAGGTAAAAAAACAATAATGTTGTTTCGTGAAAAAAATGCAAAGCCTTCTCAGTTTAAGTTTAGGCAAAGTACAATTCATGAATTAATACAAAATTTTTTACCGACCAACACAGACTTTATTAAGTCTCTGATTGCTAAAAAGAAAGGTACGCATCCTTCTCAGCAGTCTAGACAAAAATATAGTCAAGACAAAATAAAAGTTATTGTAGTTGGAGATATTGCATATTGGGTTCAAGACAATATATTTTATCAAACAGTAGTTTCAGAAGATGGGAATATAGAACAGGATCTTGCTGTTCCCGTTGACACTACGCAGATGCAAGAAGAAGAAATTGATAGGCTAATGCTTATCTTAGACGATTTAAGGAGTGCAGAAAAAAATGATGGTAGTAGTTCAAGCGACTAATGAGTTTGATGACTATTCCGTTTTTTTGCGTGCAATAGGAGTTATGCTTTCTTCTATGCCTGAAGATGATAACGAATTTGTTGTTTATTCTGTTGGATCTAAAGAAAGCAAAATTCATAATTTTGCTATGGAATTCTGCAATTTGTCAGAAAAAGGAATGAAGGGTCGTGGTAAAAAAATTAAAACATATAAGGCTGTAGACGATTGGATAAAAGAGTTTATGCCTAATATGAATTATTTTGCATTTTTTAGTAAGCCAAAACAACAGTTATCTTCACTGGCAAAGGCTGCACAAAGTGCAAATGTTGAACTTGGAATATTTCAATACTAAGGAGAATTATGTTAGTTAATAAATTAGAGCACGCAGAAAAAATTGTTAAAAATTTTAAAGATCTTAGATGGGTTGGTTGGGACCTTGTGTCTAGAAAAGAATCTCCAAGTGGGTATTCAAATAAATATGGTTCTTTTATTAACGGTAAGTGGGGAATAGACAAGGTTTATAAACTCACGAATAAAGGCTGGCACCTTCCTAACGAATACGGAGATAAAAATGGAAAATAATGTTGATTATACGCCATACAAAAACTTTTTTGATATTATTGGAAAAGATAAAAAAAACATAGTAATTATTGAAAATTTTATAGATTCTGAAGATTTAAAATTAATGAATATATTTTTAAATAAATATAAAGATGATGATGAATTTATGGGTGGAAAAGATCTTAGAGACAAAGTTATTAGAGAAACAGATCCAGATGTGGCAAATCTACTTAATAAGTATGAGCATAAAACATTTCAGGTAATTAAAGAAAAGATTATTGACGGGTATGGGGTACCAGTAAAAAGAGTACCATTTAACCCTCCACACTTTATCAAGTGGATTCCTGGAATGAACTCTAAAGAGCATGCTGATTGTGAAAAACCAGACGGCACTCCAGCCTGGACTGCAGATTTTTATAAATACAATATATCTGTTTTAATGTATCCTAATGACGATTATACTGGAGGAGAAATTATTTTTCCAGAATATGATTTAACATTTAAGCCAACTCCTGGATCTTTTATTCTTTTCCCTGGAAATAACAATTATAAGCATATTGTAAGCAGAGTTGATTCTGGAGTTAGATATACAATGCCATCTTGGTATTCTTTTGATATAAAAGAAAAAACAAGTGCAAAAAAAATGTATTCTTACCGTGACTCAGTGCAACTATGGGAAGGGTTGCCCGATTTTGATAAAATTGATCCAGTTGGAATTGACGTAAAAGGTAAAGATTTTGGCAACTAAAAGAAATAAATGGAAAGACGACGGTCTTTGCATAAACTACGAAACGTCTTTGTTTTTTGAACAGTACGAAGAGGGAAGCATAGAATTTAGAAGTAATATGGATCAGTTTTGTTTAAACTGTCCCGTGATAAAAACATGTTTTGCTGTTGGAGTATCTGGAAAAGAATATGGTTTGTGGGGCGGTATTTACTTAGAAGAGGGAGAGCCTTCGAAAGAGTTTAATAGCCATAAGAATAAAGAATCATGGTCTAGTCACTGGCAAGCATTAACTTTGGAAACAAAATAATGTATACAGATGCAATGCGTAAAGCCTTTAGGTCTATTAGGGCACCAAAAGATTTTAGTGTTGACTTAGTAGATAACGAACATTTTTTAGTTATTCGTGCAGATGAGAAGGCTTTTATTAGGCTAGGTCATGACGATAAAATAGAAGCAGTTCAGTACATGGTTAAAGTCAAGAAGGCACTTGAAGACAATGGCGCTGTAGTCTTGTTAACACGAAAGGCAGTAAAATAACAATGATGGATTTACGGGGCACACCTACACATGTATGCGTATGTGGATCTAAGGTTTGGAATATTAAGGCAATGTTTGAAGATGGTGCAATTGCCTTATATTTTTTAGATATGAAGTGTGCTGATTGCGGATCTTTGGCAACAGCACCTACTAAAGTTGACGGAGGAGAGTTATAAGATGGCAAGAAGGCCAGTACCGCCAATTATTGGGGGGC